GCGATGTGTAATCTTCCTTGTTCAGACCAAATAACTTGATCAGAAGCAAGAGGCATTTCAGCTCCTACCATTTTAAGGAAACCAGAGATAGTTCTTTTTCCGTATCTCTCTACTTCCTTTTCATAAATTTCTGGTAAAAATTGCTGTGCGAATGTACCACCACCTGATGCAGAATCGAAGCTCAAATAGTTATCTCCCCAAAGCGATTGCGTTGGTCTTGGCGATAACGTGTTTAAATTTGCCAATGTGCTTGGCGAACTTGCAAAACTCATAATTTTTAAATTTAAGGGTTAATTAATTTTTAACTTATTTTGTTGGCTGGTCGGCCGATCTTTACTTTGAAGTCGTTAGATGAATTTCCACTAATAGCCCTAACTTTCATACCACCAGACTGAATAACATTTCCATGCGTTTGATTTGGTGACATATCAACATTTTTTGCTTTAGCCATACTATCCTTGATAGCATCTGCCTTGCCTTGTTGATAGAAGTGGTTAGCTACGAGATCTGGGTTCATTGCGGTGAATAATGATTTGTGATAACCTTTAGCATCTTCTATTGCAAAAGTTTTCTTATTAGTAAACTTGTTTACAAAATTTCCAATGTCTGATTGGCTTTCTTTAACTTTATCCGCCTCTTTGATATTAAGCCTAAATCTTTTTTCACCAACTTTATATTCAAAACCTTTGAACTCGTTAGTAAAAACGTCATCTGTCTTCTTTTTGAAGATTGACTTATTTTTCTCAGTAACCTTAGCGTCTTCATTGTATCGATTAAAGAAGTCTACAGCTTTCTGTTGTTCAGGCGCTAACCTGCTTCCAGCTTTGACTTCAGCATAATATTTAGACTTTAGCCCGTCTAAGTGGCTTTTGGCATTCGCAACTTGCTCTTTTAATGCCAATTTTTTTCTTTTAATATCTTTAGGGTCGTCTACTTCTTCGTCAAAAGAATATAAATCTTCCATGACAAAAACCCTTTCATCATCTGTTAGATGAGGTTTTGTTTGTTTAAAAAACTCGTGTAACAATTCGTGATCGTCTAACTTATCATATTCTTGATTTAGTTTAACATAATCGTTTAATGTTCCACCTGTTTCGTTCATAAACTCAACTACCTTTTTTATATTCTCAGGTAGTGGTTCACCAGTCTCTTGAGCTTCAGCAACAGCTTCTTCAACTGCTTCTTTAACTTCTTCAACTTGTTCTTCAACCTCTATTTCAGTTATTTCTTCAACAACTGGGGTTTCTTCAACGACTTCTTCGTTTTTAACCTCTTCAGTAACCTCTTGTATAGGTTCTTCTACAGGTTCTTTAGGTTCTTCTTTTTTACTTAAATCTACTTTTGCAACATCTTCTTTAGAAGCTTCTTGCTCTTTAGCATATTTAGATAAATCAACCTTAATAGTACCGTCATCTTTTATTTCGTTAACGGGTTTTTCTTCTTTTACTTCCTCTTGTTTTTCAACAACAGGTTGTGTTTGTTCTTCGGTAATTTCTTCAACTACCTCAGCTTTCTTTTTCTTAGCCATAATATAATATTATAAAATTATTAAAAAATTATCTTGGATCAAATTGATTTAATCCAAATCCACCACCCATTATATCATTACCTGAAGATTCAAAGTTTTTAGGTGGTTTTTGATTATTTCTTTGATCTATTAATTCAGATTGTTGAGTCGCTTGGATTTTTGTTCTTTCGTCCTTACGATTTTCTTTATTATCTTCTCTAGATTTTAGCACATCTGCTTCCATCTTTTTTATTTGCATGTTTAACTGAAACTCATGGTTCATAAGTTCTTTTTTCATTTGTGCTTCAGCTTGTAATTTTTGTAAATCTAACTCAGCTTTACCTTGCTCTAATTGTAATTGATTTTGAGTTATAGCTTGGTTTTTTTGAACTTCAGCTTGAGCTGCAACCTGCTGCGCCTCTGCATTAGCTTGAGCTTGAGCTTGTATGTTTTGCTGTTGGATCATTTGATCTTGTTCAGCTTTCTTTTTTCTTTTAAGCTTTAACAATTGATTAGCTAGCTTTGTATTTTTAATATCTCTAATATCAATTGCATCTTCAAGATTTATACCTTGTTGTTGTAAAGCTTGTTGTATGTTATTTTCTAACATCATTTTTTCTTCTTCATCAGGTGCTAACTCTATAAATATACCAAAATCGTATAAATGTAAATTACCCATTTCTGTTAATGTAGCAACGTTATGTCTACCTAGCTTTTGAATAAAAGCTTCTTTAGTTGGTGAGTATTCTATAATATCAGATATTCTTAATGATAAACACTCAGCTAACTCAGATGTTAAAAATAAACCAGCTTGTAGTATATGTCTTGTTGCTGTGTTACTATTTGCAGCAGCTAACTTTTGTACACCTACCAGTGTTTTAGCATCAGGCATACTACCATCTCTTGCTTCATTTAAACCGGTCACATCTCTTATCATCTGCAAGTAGTAGTTATAAGTTTGTATCAAACTTTGTAATTTACCACCACCAGATCCTGACTGTATTTCTTGTATCGGCACTTTACCAGGATTCATATCACCATCACTAGTCATTGATCTACCTATAATACTACCAGTTTGGAAAAACATATTTAATGCTTCTTGCGGGTTGTAATTTGTACCATTACCTAAATCTATTTCAGCTAAACCATCGGCATCTAAATATATACCATCTGGAACCATCCTAGACATCACCTGTTGAATTTTAAGGTGTGTTATTTGAATCATATCAGCAAATGTGGTTATTCTACTGACTAAAGATTCTATCTTTCCCTTATACATCCTAGGTGCAACAATACTATAATTAAGTTTTACCTTAGTATAATCACTTTTAGGTCTCATCATGTTGCTAGCTAGTTCCCACTTTAACATTTTTTTAGTACCTAAAACCATAGCACCTTCAAATAATACTTCTATTTGTTTAGATAATTTACCAAACCTAGCTTCTATAGCATCAAGTTCACCTGGTAAAAAATCACCATCTTTAGCTATAACCTTACTAGCACCAGTTGCAGTTACTTTAGTTTTATAAACTTGGTTCATGTAAGTTTTATAATTAAAGTAAAGTATTTGTATTTGATTTTGATCTATGTTATTTGAATCATTAAAGCTTTTGTTATAAAAACCAGTTGATTGATAACCTTGTTTGTTCATTTCCTTTAGCTCTTGTTCTGTAAGATTAGGAAACTCTTTTACTAATTCGTTTATTGGTATTGTTTTTATTTCACCAAAGTAATATATATCTTCAAAATAAGGATCATCTGTGTAAGAATAAACTATATTAGCTGGATCAACATATTCTACTTTAACCCCTTGTGATTTAGAAAATGAATTCTTAACAGCACCAATACCTAAAACAGTTAAATCGTAATTTACTTTTTTACGAATTAACTCATATCTATTACCTTCTAATAAAACATTTATAGCTTGTTCTTCTGCAATTTCAACAGCTTGTTTATAATTAAGCTGCATGTGTAACTGTAATTCTTCTTCATTTTCAGGTAAAGCTTGCATTTCGCTACCCATTAAATTAACACCAAAAGCTTCAGCAGCAAACTCTGTTAACTCTTTAGATTTCATATCAGCTAATATTTTATCCATATATGCTGTTCTTTTTTCAACACCATATGGATCTTGTGTATAAGCTTTTATGTCAAATGTTCTTTCTGATATACCATTAACAACTATATCTACAAACTTAGGTATAATAGGTACTGGTTTCCAGTCTAAATTAAGATATGACAAATCACCGTTAATAGATAATTCGTCTTTATATTTTTGTATTGATTGTTCTCCTCTTGCGTAAAGTCTAAGCTTATGAAAGTTGTTTTGATTACTTGCAAACCTGTTTGTGCCAGAATCTCTTTTGAACCACTCGCTTTCAATAGCTTTACCTACTTTCAAACCGTAATCCATAGATAACTTCTCTCCGTCACTTACGACTTGACTAGGAAAATAACTGCTTGTATAAGACTCAGCCATATTATTGTTTTATTAATTTTGAATTATAGCCTTTATTTTTATATCTAGCTATACTTATATTTATCTTTTCTTTTTGAATATTAGGTCTTGGTGAATATAAATGTCTGTTACATGCCATAATAGCTAAACCACTACTAATAGCGGCATCAAACTTTGTTCTTCTATTTATATCAAAACCAGCCCAATCATTTAATGTTTCGTTAAAAGGCATATTACCGTGAGTACCATCTTCTTTAATACCAACATGATCTTGTATATACATTTCAATAGCAGCAGCGTGAGCTTGTTTAATATCTTCACTTGAGTTAGGTATTCCACCTATTTCTCTTTCTGCAACAGAAAGTTTATTCCAAGTTCTATCAGGTCTATTCATTGAATAACCTCTATAACCTCTTCTTTTTAAATAATATAATAATCTTGGTTTATTATTTTCTGCTAATAGTGGCATACCATAAAATACTAATGCCATTAATACATCTTCAAAAAACATTTCTGCAGTTTGTGGTCTAGCCACATATTCTAAAAAAAATTGATTAGGTGGTGCATCTTCCATACTAAACTTTGTTAGACCGTGTAATGCTCCTTTTGAACCCTTACCATCAACAGTACCAGATATATCATAAGAGTCACATCCAAACGCTCCTATATGATCGTTGCCTGGTATTTTATAACCATTTTTAATCTTTTGCTTATTTTGTAGATGCGCTGGAGGAACCCAAGATATATTAAACCTACCTTGTTGATTTGGATAAAACATTACCGTTGTATCTTTTATTCCACCCGCCCATTGAAAGTTACCTTTTGTATTGGTTTGCCCTTCGTTAACATCAATTTGCTCGTATATTTTTACTAAATTAAATATACTATTTTTAGTTTCATCTCTGAAAGCATGTTCTTCAGTTCTTGGAAACTGTCTATAAAACTCATTTAAAGCATCTTGATCGTTTCTTAATCCATCTGCTTCATTTTGCCAATGATCTATTACACCTATATCAATGTAGTCACCATAAGGTCCTTTAACTTCTTCTGTTGGTGTTTCAAATACAGGTATTCCATAAGAATCA